TCAGTTTCAATCTTTTCTGTATTCAACTCTTGTTGCATAGTAGCCGTTACTGATTGTTGAACAACTGACTGAAGTGCACCAAGGTACACATTAGCAAATGTGGTTCCAGTTAACCTACCCTTTGTGAACTGATCATTAACTGAAGCATCAACTTTAGCCATTAGCTTATCATATAAATTCTCTATGCTTTCTATGTCTACTGCCATGTAATCTCCTTTTTTATAATAACTATATTAGAACCAACCACTTATGTCTAAGCGATGATTGGTTCTGTATAACTACTCTTCGTATGATACTCCATACTTTTTAACTAATTTAGGAACTTTATTTCCAGTTCTCTTTCCATTAAGTACTTCATCTACATGGTGTACGATTTTAGATGCTTTAGCACAATCAATTAACCCTTGCTCTAACTCTACCACTTCGTCTAATGGAACGACTAGTGCTTTCTCGAAGTATTGGTTCTCAAATGCTAAGTATGCTGTTGTAGTCATATGACTATCTCTCTTATCGTTATTAGTGATTATAACTTTTCTTTTCTTGAATGCTGCTTTTCTTGCTTCTTTAACTAACTGTTTAAGTCTATCTTTCTTGTTTAGTTTTTGCTTTGGCTCAATAACATCTTCCTCGATTTTCTCTTTAGCAATATCAGCATCCTGTGATGCATTGTCGTAGAATTTATCTATTGCAGCTTGTAGTTTAGCCTTGCTCTTTAACTCGCTTAAATCCAGACCTAAGTCAGTCGCTTCTTTTTTTAATTCATCAAATGATTTTTCCATTGTATTAATTCCTTTTTGGTTGTTTAATATTGTATCTACCATATTATATCTTGTTAAGGCTTTTGTTTGCCCAGTAAACTATGTAGCCCTTATTGGGACTACATAGTAGTCAATCGTTAAGCACTAGCACAAACGTCTACTCGTAAGAATATTATACTTCACTATACCTCAATTAATCCTTAAACCCTCTAAATATATAACCCATCAATTGCCGCGGTCTAATATTATCAGAGTATTTTGGAGATACAGTCATCTTATTATTGATATTTATGGCTCCTCCTATAGAACTTCTGGCGCAACCATATAGCTTACTAGCTTCTTTTACGCTGCTGCACATACCTACCTCAACCTCCTTCCACTCTTGCCTATAACCAATACACCCTTTTTCTCCGTTACCTTTCCTCTTGGGTTTCAAATTATCAGCTGCACAGTTTAGAGGGTTACTATCTTTAAACGCGATACCTGGCCAGTCTTCACGGAATAGCCTAGCAACTACCCTAGCTGTTTTAACTTTCTTGTACTTGCCTTTTCCTATTGGTATTGAGTACATTGACACTATACCCCCTGCTCTACTCTCTACACCTTTGTAGGGTTTTAACCACCTCTCTTTCACTTTATTGTACATCCTACCATCCTCTGTAACAAGGATGGCAGGATTATCGGGGTGTGGTAACGAGATGGTATCCTCTACTGGTAATTGGTTAGGTACGAAAGCAACTGTGCCCACCATATTACACTCTTCCGGATGGTATTCTCTCCACACTATCTCGTGTGTTTTGTAAGCCTCTCCGGTATTTGAGGGTATGCTTTTATTGTGTTTTATCGTGGCTGATATGCCATGACCAGCTTGCCGTAACGTACCTGTAAAACCTTGACTATATGCAGCTTCTACTAAGCTACTGTATCTACCAACTTCCACTTCCTTAAATACTAGCTTGGTAACCATAATTCTAGTATACCTTCCACCTACCAGGTTTAATTTATGAGCATGAATAGAATTCTCGCTTGGAGTCATCCACTCTAAATTACTTATAGCTACATTAGCGGGGTTGCCGTCTATATGATTAACAGTATCTTTATTGTGTGTATTAGTTATAAATGCTTTAGCGAGTAGTCTATGCAGTAGTACCGTCCTGTCTTTCAAGTTAATAGTGTAATCGTACTTACTTTTAATTGTTTGTGTGTTTCGTCTCCTCATTACTTTATCTAGGTAACGTTTACGGCTAAGAGAGTAGACCTCTCCGCAATCGAATATTATGTAGCCGGGAAACTCATCAAGAACGATACCGCCGTCTTGACCACATAAATTTTGTTCTTGTTTTGTTGTGCTTCTTTTCATATAATTCCTTATATTTATATTTATAAGGAATTATAGTGTAAAACTACTTAAAGAAGTCTTATGTGGGAATCACTAAGCACTAGCACAAACGTCTGTTCGTAAAAGTGCTTTTTCATCCAAAATAATTCCAGCATACCAGAAGTTATATGAGAAGAATCCAAGTGTACCATATGGGTTTTCATTTGAAACCACTGCAGGAGACTTAGAGTTGAATTTAATCTTACCATGACCTTTTAGTCCTACAGTCGAGAATGAACCTTGAGTAGGGAATAAGATAGGGAAAGCATCAAACTTACCGTCAGTATGTGATAATGAACCTTCGTAATCTGTAGGGATAGCAGCACCTTTTCCAGCTTCAATTACAGCAGTTTCAGATTCAATGAATCTTACATCGTGCATAGCTCCAACTTCACCTTCAGCAACATTCGTAGCAGAAGCATATTTGTAGAATGGAATGTAAGCAAACTCTTCAGCAGCTCCACCACCTCTAGTTAATGTTTCTAAATCAAACTTAACCTCAGGCCCAATAATCGCATAGTACGCTTTATTGATAGTTCTAGTGTCAATTTTAGTTGAACCAGTTACTGCTGAAGTATTCTTTTTAGCTCTATTTCTAACTAATTTTTTAGCAGCTTTTCTGATTACATCATAATCAACTTGGAATAAGCTATCATCTGAACCATCAGCCGCAATACCTGCACCTAATCCATCAACTGAAGTCGCAGTACCAGCAAACATTCTGTTGGTTGTACCTAGCATATCTAATTGAATTAAATCTTCAGTTCTTCTGTTAGCTAATCTTCCTAATTCTTCTCTGTATCTAGTTTGAATAACATCTTCAGAGAACATTTCAACTTCGTCAGTATAGTCAATCATTTCACCATATCTAGCAAATGAAGTTTCAAATGTAACTTTTTTGATTCCAGTTTTATTAACCGCTCCAGCACCTTCGCCTAATGCAACATTAGCATTTAGTTCAGCAGACACAGCTTCTAAATCTCTTGAAGATAAGTACCCTTTTGATGCAAAATCAGGATTACTAGTTTCTCTATCATATATGTGTAGGAATTTTGAAATTTTAAATGTCTTACCTTGTTTTAATGGCATAGATTTTCTATCAACTAATTGTCCATAGATGTTAGTTTCATTAGCAGCTTTAATCCCCGCCTTGTCATAATAATGTGTTATCGTGTTTGCACCAGCTGATGCAGTTGTTGTACCGTTTCCGTAAATTTGTGGCATATTTTTTCCTTATATTTGCTTAATCACAAGACCTTACGACCTTGCTTCCAATTGCTTATACCATTCGTTAAACGATTCGTCGTTATCATCTAGGTAGTCCACAACACCTTTAGCAGCTCCTGCTGTTTTAGTAGTTGCTGCTGCTTTTCTTGCTTCAGAAGCCTGCTCTGTAGCTATTCTGGTAGCATCTGCTTTTTTCGCATCGTCTACAGCTTTAGCATTTGCCTGAGCATCTTTTGTTTTAGTTTTAGCTTGAAGTTCCGCAGCCTTGCCCTGTTGTTCTAGGTCAGCATAGTACATACTACCAGCTTCCATATAGTACTCAAGGTCAGTTTTACTGCCGTCTCCATATATTTTCATCTTCATTGCCATAGGTGCTACTTTATCGTACACACCATTTTTGACATCTGAATGCAGTGCCTGTATCATCTTTGGGTCGGACACTAGTTTTGCCCTAGATGCCTCATCCCATTGATTGCTTACGACATGCTGTGTAATTGTACCTTCTGGGTCAGAATCTATAGATGTTAGTACATCTATTAATTCCAACTCTTCATTACTCTTACCATAATTTTTAGGTGAATATTCTTCTGCTTTTTCGTCACTAATATCAAGTGCATCTATGCCTGCTTGTTTCAGTAGTGCCGCCGCAGCATCTTTATCTCCCTTTAGTACATCAATCACAGTATTAATTTGGTCAGTAGTTATGCCATTCTCTTCCATTGCACTGATAGTCTTCCTCCACGGAGCAATCGTTTGCATTTTCTTAGTATAGTCCATACTCTGTCCAAACATTTTACCAAAATTAGCTTTCATTTCATCAACTGTAAATTCAAATTCTTGACCATTAGCCTTGAATTTATGTATATCCTTGGTTGGTTCTTTTATTTCTAATTCTTTTTTTTGATCTACATCACCCGTAGATGCCTCAGTTTGAATAGTAGCTGTTTCAGGTTTTCCTTTGTCTAACTCTGCCTTTTGTGCAGCTTCATCAGGTTCCTTTGTATCGACAGCCTCTTCTCCCTTGGTATCTACGGCAGCATTATCGGAATCCATTGTAGGTTGTTCCGTATCAGCCACTTCTCCTGCTTCTAATGCAGATTTAGCTTCGTTAAATGCTGCATCTAATGCATCATCATCCATGGCATATAGCTCATCATCTGTTGGTTCAGTGTATTTTAATTCATCAGCCATATTACTCTCCTGGTCCATCTAGTTCCATTAGTTCAGCACGAGCACCTTCTCCCAGCTGGTGAATCATAAACATAGCATACTTGAAGTTACTAGCCGCAACTAAGTCTTCCATTACATCTGGTCTATGTCCACCTTGTTTTGTTTGAGGTGCAGCTAATAACCCAACACTGTCAAGCACTTTCTCTTGTAGATACCAACCCTCAACTATTGCTTTATAATCTGGGTTCTTTTCTAGTCTCTCTAACTTAGTTAGCAAGTCTGCCCAATGCGAAATCTCTATTGTCTCTAATTCTGTATTATCAGAAATACTTTGGTTATTTTCATTCATCCGAAAATCCTTTCTTTTTATTGATATTTGCTTTTAAACTCGTTCTTTGGAGCTGACAATTTAGTCCTGTGAACCAATCTATACTGATTAGTAACCTTGTGCGGCTAATCCCTGTGGCTGTTGAGCCATACCACCCATCTCTGGTGCAACTGGAGGCTGTTGTTCTCCACCACCCATCTCTGCTTGTAGCTCCATAATGGCTTGTTCAATAACCTCTTGAGGAACACCTTGAGCAATTAACTCATCTGGACTAATTCCATTCATTAATGCTTCTTTTACTTTTGCTACTAGTTGGGGGTCAACCTGAGGAGACATTGCTCCGCTTGCTGCAAATCCTTGTTCTGCTAATCCCTGTTTATTCATCATATCTTTATCCTTGTGTTTTTATATATTTCTTTTTGTTGCCTGTATATGTGTGCCTACATCATAAAGCATCCTATCTGACATACGGTCAACAGATGCAGGGTCTATATCTGTAGCATTTGCCACATCTCCCCGAGTAAGCCCAAATCCAACATGCTCATTTAGCCATGACTTCTTTCTTAGTTCTTCAGCCCCATATTGAGCTAGCCCCTCCAGATTCGCCTGATACTCTTTCCCTAGTACGGTCTTTTCAAATAATTCTTGTATTTTTCCCATATGTTATCCTTTTATCCCTAATTGTTCGTTAGGACCGCCTAAATCCTTTTGCATCTGAACCAGATTAGCACTAGCCATAAAGTCTAGTTCTTTTTTCTGTACATCCATTTCGTACTGTTGACGAAGCTTAGCGATGTCTGCTTCTAGTTTCAGCTTAGCCTTCTGAGCTTCTTTTTCCAGTGCTTCTTTGTGAGAATATCCTTCGTCCGCCTGAATGAATTCCATATCAGCCAAATCAGCCTTAGCTTTTACTAACTTAGCATCAGCTAGAACCTTTTGTGTTTGAGCATCTTTATATCTTGCTTGAGCTGCTTTTTCTTGAGCATCTCCTTGGCTTTCTTGCGAGTCACTATGTACTTTGCCAATATCTGCTTTAAGTTTAGCATTAGTTAGCTTAGCATTTTCTAATTCTAATTGCCGTAGTTCTTGTTGAATTGGATCTGGCTGAGGTTGGAATGTTTCGATTTCCTTAGCAAGTTCTGGCATCTTCTGTAGCCTTGCTATCTCAGCTCTAATCATTTTACTCTCTTCTGGATCCATTCCTTGCTGACCTGTTTGCATCATAAATGCTAACTCTTGAGCTTTAGCTTCATTCTCTTCTGCAGTGGCTACATGAATTTCAATGTCAATTAGTCCAGACAAGTCATCTCTGTTTATAGTTACAAACTCTTCGTTTGTGTATCGAACAATTTCTTGCTCACTTAGGAACTCAGCATCATATGACAACCATTTTCTCATAATTGGTTTTATCGCATTTTCACTGATATTTCTAACTATATTGTTTCTTCTTACCGCTGTAGCATCCAGCACACCTCTAGCTCCGGTTGCACTTTTACTTAATCCGCTGTTACTGATACCGCCACTGAACCCCATTGTTCCAGTAGCTGATTCAATCTCTTTATTCATTAACCCCAGTGTATCATACGCAGACCCAGGGATCTGATTGTACCCACCAGACCAGAATTGTCCAAATCCTGGGTTGAATTCGAATATTGAGCCACTCAGGAATTTCTTCATATTGTGGGCATCTAGTGCTCCTTTGGGAACACCAACTTGCCCATTATTACTTTGAGCCATATTATCCATAATACCTCTAAGTATACCAGTTTTGATCTTTTGTTGATCACTAATTAAGTTTCTGGTTGGTTCTCCGTGCATTTTGAACGGTACTGCATTATTTGGTACAATTACAAAAGGTATCTTTTTGTCTGGGTATGGATTTCCCTGCAGTCTTATTATTGTATCATTGACCCAAGCACACACTATCGGTTCAGCTATCCCATCTTCATCGACATCGTAATTTCCCCAATATTCATAAACTACTAGCTTTTTTCGAGGATTATCTTCGTATTTAAACACAGTATCGTCTTCTGGTTCATAGTCAACATCTGTATTATCTAACGAAGTGCTGTGTAGTTTTTCTAGATTCTTGTATCTGCCATCATTTTTTAATGTGCTTAGGTCGCTTTCATATCTATAAATTATAAATTGACAATTATCAATATCATCTTGGCAGGTTGGATCTATGTATATGTCTTCTATTCTGCATACTTTAGCGGTAGGCTTGTTTTTCAATATCTTAATAGTTTCTACTATTTGTTCACCGGCAATGTATTCTTGACCAGTAATTGGATCTGTAGCTATTACTTTTTGAGCAGCCTCTGATTTTTCTTCTTCATATTCCCATCCTGTTTGAATTATTGCAGTACCATCCCTATCTAACACTTTAGCTAGTTTGCTTACGAAATTGTATCTGGCGAATTGTCTACAGAATTGAGTATTTAGTAGTATTTCTGCTTGTCTCGCACCTTTGCCATCTTCATATGTTATTGGATTTGCTTTTATTATATCAGGTTGCGATACGAATGGATCTATTATTGATGGAATCAGCCAATTGTGTTGTCTCTTTATGTCTCCAGAAACTACTGCTGATTTTCCTTTTACTTCGTTACCGTAGGGCTTTTGATCAAACTCATCTCTAGCTGCATACACTTCAAGCATAATATCATTATGATACCTCTCTGCTGAGCTGTAATCTGCTTTCAAAGCTTTAAGTATGGCTGTCTTGTTGAGCTTCATTTATCTTCCCTTATTCGTTTTCTATGCCAAGTATAACCAAGAAATTCTTAATCATTCCTTACGAATGCAACTGCATATGGTATGTATAATCATCCACATTATGCCATTCAGCTACATCTGTCTGGATGCATGGCTAATGTGGACTGGTATAAATACCTATTTACTACTATTTAAGTTGTATCACAATCTATTTTTATTTTATTATAAAGGAGGAAAAAATGAAAACTGAATTAAGTCGGCTAGTAGTCACACCGGGTTATTCAATTCTATCTATTTCTCTTTTACCTCTTTATGCTAATTACTTTTTGGCATTACAGCAATGTTTGTATGTTGTACACGACAATGCTCTACTTAGTGTAGAATTGCTTACATTCATTTTAACCGACAAACTTCTTATGCTCTCTCCATTTTTATAATGGTTTCTGCACCAAATTATGTCTTTACATGATAACTTGTTGCCTCTGCCAGTTTTCTTTGGTTCTTTCATTGCCTCTGCAACTATTCTATCTTTATGTATTTTTGCTTTAGGCTGTTCTTTTTCAACTTCTATTTGTTCTCCAAACAGCCAGTTCTTTACATATTCAATTATACTTTCTATCATCAATATATCTTTCTCTTATCGTAGTTTTAGCATTATTTACTATGCTAACCTATCCATTCTATTTATCCATCCCTCTAAATACTTAAAATATTTATCTGGATTTCTTTTTACTAGTCTAACATAATTAGACTTCATAGCACTTAACATAAATGACTTCAGAAGTAATCCTTCATTCGCGTCAGATACAACTAATAATGCACCTCTTGTTTTTGAACCATAAGCCCCGTCTATGGTGCTCAAAGCATCGAAGTTACTAATAGGATTAAGGTCTAATTTAATCAATGCTTCCTGTATTGACTTAATCGCCATTTTGGGACTATTAGTGAACATATCAGCATATGCAACCACACATTCTTTTGGGAAATCATCTAGTCGAGCACCAGCTAGATATTCAGAATAGAATTCGTATGCTAATTCTCTTACTTTGATACTCTCCATCGTGCTGTTAATTATGAATAAATCAGTTTCTGTCCATTCGCTAGTATCTTTAGTAATTCCATTTAACTTTGCAACCTCTTCTAGGTATTCAAATATACTTGCATCTTTGTGTCTATATTTGTATATGCCGTAAGGAGCTGTAATGTCTTTTTCACCTTTATTGTAATGTGTTTCTATTCCTTCTGCTTTCGCTAGATGGTCTAATATTACACCTGTCATTTTTTATCCTTGTCTGCTTCTGTTTTACTACTTCCGTAGTAGAAGCTTAATATTTGCGATACATATCCACCAACAAATCCTACAATAATAGCTACTGTACTATTTTCTATACTTAGTGTTCCGTTTAATAGTAGCACAAACAATATGAATGAACTTACTACCGTGAAGATACCTATAAGACTACCAGTATTCTTTAGTAACCAACTATCACTTTTGCTTAATTCTATCGTCATGTTCCTTGCGTTTTGCTTATCCATATATATAAGTTCCATTTCTTTCGCTAATGCGACTTCGTTTCTTCTTATGGTTGCAATATCACTTTTGTTTAATTCTCTTTTCTTTGACAAATCGAGACCCGTAACTTTCCTAATTCCTTCAAGTGCTACCTCTTCGGTAGCATTCTTGAATATACTAATACCTGCTTCTAATAAAGCTTCTACTATCATTTATTGCTCCTTGTTATTCCATTCTGTTTCTTCGCTGTAGTATGAGCACTATCATCAACATCATCTTTATGAAGTAATGACATAGCCAGTAAGTGGCACTCGTTACAAACATCAACAATGTCACTGTCGATACATTCTAATGTTGCCTTGTCTTTTATTAATTTTAACATTGAGTTAATCTTAATAAGTTTAGCATTGTTTTCTTTGTCTTCAGCTTCATTATGGAAGAATTTATTATGAAGTTCAACAATATGAACAACACTTTCTATAATCTTCTTAGGGTTTATCGGTTTAGTGAAGTATCCGTTTACACCAATTGATACAGCTCTTTTCAGCCAATCAACATCACCGAAGGCTGATAAGACTATTATAGGAACATAATAATTCCTTCTCTTAATCATCCTAGCCATTTTTAAACCATCCATAAATGGCATATTTATATCGGTTATCACACAATCTATTTCATCTCTAAATTGTGTAAATTTCTCAACACCTTCTTTACCGTTTGTAGCTATATGAACTGTTTTAAAATACAACACAAACATATCAGAAAACATTGTTCGCGTTACTTTATCGTCCTCAACATATAAAATAGTTATGTTTTTAGTTATTTTAGTTTGTTCCATATTTTATGAAGCTCCCTCTCACTTATTCCATTTTCATCAATCGCTGGCATTAAGGGATTATTGATTGGATTTCTAACATATGTTGCAAATTGCTTAAAATCTTTAAATCTATAACTTAAATCCTTTAACATATTATTTGGGTTATTGTGACATTTAATACATAATTGATTTGATAATGTTGTAATATTATTGATAAATGCATCATCTTTTAAAATAATATATCTTATATCATTTTTTAGATTACTCATATTATCCTTAACATTATTCATTGAAACAACACCGTAGCCAACCAGCCCTGCCATAACTACTAAATAAAAAGTTAATAATCTAATATTTGTATCAGATACCTTATTTTCTATTTTTAGAATACTCTCTTTAATATTTGTAATCTTTTTACTAATTTCATTATAAATGCTACTTTGCTGAACGCTCTGACTATCCATAATCTCTTCGAGATTTTTAAACTCATGTGTTATCTTTTCACTTTCAGCAGAAGTTAGTCCCATTTTAAATCCATTCCGTCAATATCTGATTCTTTGCTTTTTAATGCTTTATTCTTTAATTTTTCAGCATATATCATAACCATATCTCTACCAAGTATACCTGATAATCCAGCCAGTATATAAGTTATAACTTCACTTGCACCTATTTCTGCAGCGGTTAATCCAACACCAACTGAGGAGATACTTGCAAATAGCATTACACTTATATATAATGCGATTGTTCGACCCTTATCAATTGAACCATCATCTTTTATAGGATGGTCCATTGTTTTTCTAGCATAGGTATCAACCGCCATAGTGAGGCCCATCACTAGACCAATCCCTAGGAGCTCAATTAATCTACTCATTTTATTCTTCTCCTTATAAGTCTTGAACAATTCCAGGAGTTAATCCGAAATTATAATCATCAGGAAATCTCATTGCTCCATCAGGGAATATAACAGTTTCTTCTAATTCTCTTTTGCATATGTTAATCATCCTCATAACATCTTCAATTGGTACAGGAGCTAAAGTTCCTCGACAACCATTATGTCTAGCTTCTTTAACTATCACATAAGCCATATCATCATTTTCCAAGAAATAGAAATGCGTTCTTTTTTCACTACCTCTATTGTATGCATAATTACCTCTATGATCTGGATGGAAGCTCCAAGCAGATTCATTTTTTTCGTAGTTATCTGAACGCAGGGTACGCCATTTTTTATCTCTCATATATTCTCTTTCTACATCAGTTATATAAGAAAGATATACATGATCTTTGTAAGCCATACAAAGACCGTCCAATTCTTCTTGATTATGTTCTTTTAATGCTCTTTTGTAATTATTGTAACCTTTAAGGCGAGTATTGATTATTCCTAATTTTCTTCTTTGATAACCTTCGATTTCAATCTTACCCATATCTTGAACTTTTATTGGCAAAGCACAAGGAACCCATTCAACCCAACCTAGTATATTTTCGCCCCATCTACCTAGAAGTGGATCAATTCCATATCTCTGAAATGTAGAACCAACTGCACTACCAGATTTACCCATAGATGAAGAAGCTTGTTTAATCTTTTCATCAACTTCTGACTTAATTGCTATCTTATCAAAATCCAATTCACTGTAAATACTCTGTGATAATTTGTATTTTTTCTTACTACTATCACTGAATATTTTATATGTATTCTTCGTTTTCATATCTAGTACATTAGCAAATAAATCATTATCTGATGTATTTTGCTGCTTATTCAACCACTCAACGCTTTTGCTAAGCATTTCGTCAAGAGTGAAGGGTGAATTATCACCCCTCATTATATTTTTAACTTCTAAACCCATAATCTATAAAATAAGTCCATCAGAAGCAGACCCATCACCACTCTCTGTATCTTTACTTCCTGAACCAACTGGTTTAATACTTGTTGTTGCTTGTACCGTTCCTCTAAGGGCTGCACGAAAGTCTAAAGTAACTTCATCAATATCATCTGATGTTAATGTAGTGGCTTCTTTAATGGCACTTGTAAGCTTATTATCAAGGTCTGTTAGCTTCTTTAATGTATCAGCTATATCTGTTGAATTTTTACCAATCTTACTGTCTGTAGTAGTTTTAATCTCGTCAAATTCTTTCTTGAAGTCAGCAAGTCCAGTATCACTACTTAATGAACCAACTTTATCTTCTAAGTCAGCTAATTTGCTATCAACAACTACAAGTGCATCTTCTCTTGCTTTCTTCTCATCAGCTATTAACTTCTCAAGGTCTATCTTGATTTGCTCAGTAGCTTTGTCATTCTTAGATAATCTACTATCTAAAGCATCAATATCTTGTGTATTTTTATCAGCGGCAGTCTTTAAATCAGTAATAAATCCAATTAAGTTTTCTATACTGTATTCGTCATCTACATCACCATCGAACATTTTAGATAAAGCATTAATTCTACCTTCTACTGCTTTAAACTGTTCTTCTGATATACTATTAGCTCCTGCTAAACCTTTCTTTAACTCTTCTTCAATATATAATTTTACTTCCGTACCAAACTTGGTTCCGATAACTTTTAATATTGATTTTAATCCGTTGATTTCTTGCATTGTGTATTCCTTTACTTGCAGTATGTTTTGTTGTTTATTATAACTGGACTTTTACATTCAGTTATCTCTATAGTCTTCTTTATGTCACATATATTATTTTTGTAACTATTACAAGTTGCCAATGTTTTGGTGTTTGCACAGCCAGTTAGCACAAAACTTATAATTAGTGATATTAACATTATTTTCATTTGATATTCCTTTCTTATAATAATCCTTTAGCCATTTTTCTTTTATAGTCTTCTTTTAACCAATCTTCTATATGCTTATTCATTCTGTAAAAGATAGCATTGATTTCTGATTCTGTCGCTCTAAAGCTCCTAACCATATATGTCGTAGCATAACCAGTATTATAAACAGCCTCACGTGTTATTTTATTTCTCTCATTAAAAGAAACAAATACTTTATCTTCATGTAGTTTTCTATACCTATATCCATAAGTATCTTCAAAGTCTTCTGGCTTTTTACCTAGTTCGCTTCTAGGTGTTAATTCATATAGTGGTTCCCATGATGCAAATCTGGTTCTGCGTCCATAATTAAAGTCAAACACTAAATCGTCTAACGGGTCTACAACAGTATTACTATTACTTGTTTCTATGTTTTTTATTTGCTGCTCCATACTTTTTACCTTATTATTGACATTTGTCTCAATTTGTTTTTGAACATCATCTTTTATTGCTATATTTTGAAAGTCTAGCTCAGGAAATACATTTTTTGATAGTTTGTATTTTTCCTTGCTTTGGTTGCTGAAAATTTTGTACGTATTTCCAGTCTTCATATCCATTACATTGGCAAACAAATCGGATGCATCAGTTTTTTGAGCCTTGTTTAGCCACTGTAGGCTTTCATTTAATACTTCAGATAGAGATAAGTTGGACCTATCACCATTCAGTATCGTTTTTAACTTTAACCCCATATTGTATCCTTTCATTTTTTACTAGAATATTGTAAGGAACAAAGTCCTCACAATATAATATCAATAGCCTAAGCTACATATCTACATAGACGAACGCCTAATGTGCCAGCACTATCGTCTCTAGCTGAACCAATTGCAGTTCTAAATATACCGCCATCAATTCCATCGAACTCATTCCATCTACCACCAACAATAGGTAGTACATTTGCTTTTTCTCTTATGTAATTTAGGTCATTACCAAATTCAACAGTACCATCTTTACTTTTTCCAGTAGGTAATGCTAATCCTATAGCTGTTTTCTTGTATCCATCGCCAGATGTATGGCTACTAAATACTTGTTTTGTACTGTTGCCTAGATAATAACTTTTTGTTTTTAAGTCTTTAATATATAAAATATCATAACCTTCTATAGTTTCCAAATTAGCCGCAGTTAAATCTTTTAGCCTTTGAGTAGGTTGTAAAACAAGAACACTATCTGCAATACATTTATTTAAGTTACTAACTCCACTAGCAATTTCATAACAGTTACCAGATAAATCTATAACACCACATTCTTGACCATTGTGAGATGTTTTAGCTAAGTTACTTGCACTACCTGTTAGTGCTAATTTAGCATATCCTGCACTTTTATATGTAACTGAGCTATCAGTTCTGTCACCTAAGTCATCATTATTATTACCCTTCGGCAGGTATGGCTTTCTGTCTTTGTAAGCACAGTATGTAGCATCTACACTTGCTTGACTATGTGCTAATGCCATTCTTGCTAACATACTATATATGAATGATGAAGTTACAGCATAATCGGCACCTCTTGATTTACAAGCTTCAAATACAGCACCATTAGTAGAGCCTGAAACTCCAGTAATTTTATCAATACCATTATAATCTGTACCACTCTTTGTTGATACTGGTCTTTGATTTTGTAATGATACCAATATACCATCAACTCCATCAACTCCATTAGAATTACTATTAGTAAATTTATCTACAAATACCCCATCTTGTTCTATTCCACCATCCATAAATGCTCTTTCTAATACATATCCTGTAACAGGAGCACCTTTATAGTCTATTCTATTTTTAGTTGTACCATCATCATATATTTTATAATACGATTTAGGTATCCATACCATTATAGAACCTGTAAGTGGATGTATATAATTACCATAATTTGGACTTGACTTATCATTTGTTCCTTCCATTTCTGCCATATCTGATGGAATGTTAGGACAGATACCTACAGAAAATCCTTGAGTTCCACAGTCATTAAATATAACAGCTTTAATTGTTACATTTACTGTTGTTACTTCGCCTTTAGCTCCCATATCGCCTATTGCATACACAGTATATGTAAAGCTTCCGCCTATTTTAGTGTCACCTGCAACTTCAAATCTTATAGTGTTAGAGTTTCTAGTTGAAGTTGTAACAGTCACACCATTAGCACTTACTATTTCACCAATTTCATATCTTGATATTTCGCCATCTGCATCTGTAGAACCACCAAACACTACATCAGTAGTTCCTATCAACATTTTAGTGTCAGGCACTGAAGGTGCTGTTGCGATATGATTATCTTTATATGTAAATGTATGAACTGATTTAATACTACTATTTCCTAAATTGTCTATACCATAAACTTTTATATCTACGGTTGCTCCATCTGGTTTATCTTCAGGATATGTATGTGCAACCGAAGCTCTGTTCCCATTTGCCGGTACAACTTCTAAATCGCTTCCGTCATTCCAGCCAACCTTAAAGTCAGTTATGTTTCCTTCAGTTAATAAAGAAGAAGCACTCATAGAAATTTCTACATTTCTAAAGCCGTTAGCAATAGTGTCTGAACCAGTTATGATAGGTACAGTTACAATTTTTGAACCTCCGCCATTCGCCTCAGCTCTTACTTCTTCTATCTCGATTTGACTTTCTTCAAGCTTTTTGGCTACGTCTTGTAGCTGAGTCTCTAAGTCTTTCTTGTCTAGCTGAACATAATAGTTTTTCTTTAATTTGTATTTTTCTTTAGTTTTATCACTAAATATTCTATATGTGTTACCAGAAGCTATGTCCATTACATTAGCGAATAGATCGGCAGAGTCAGTTTTTTGAGCTTTGTTTATCCATTGTAAACTTCTTGATATAACTTCATCTAGTGTTAACGTTGAATTATCACTATTCATTATCGTTTTTACTTTTAATCCCATACTGTCTCCTATTATCCAAGCATTATGCTATCATCGCTATATTCTGGGTCAGTATTAGTACTTCCCGCGCTTGTTTCAACCGTTTCTACTTTTACACCCATTTCGTCAAGTGCATGTTTGCTGTCAATAGCTAATTTTGCTATTTCAACAAAATTCATCCACCAACCACTTTCTCCGGTATCCTTATCATATCCCTTGTATCCTTCTCCGTAGATTTTATGACCACGGTATTCGTTTACTTGTGCAGGTTTTACATCAAATGTAAAGCCATCCACGGTAGGCATTGTCATTGGTCTAAGCATTTTAATTCCTTTATGTATAACACAGATATAGAGATTTATTCTCTATATCTGTTAAGTGTTAGTAGAGTAATAACCTATATTATTCTACGACATATTTTGTTGTATTTTAATATCCAACTTCTGCTTTTAATCCATTGCAAATAGCAAGACATTCAGCTTTGTGTGCTTTGTATTTTATAACCTTAGCATCACTACTATCTTTATTTATCATAGCTAATTCATCGGCAAAATCGTATTTTTTAGCAATATGTTCTTTACATATTGTTCTGCATCTATTGATTTGTGCAGAATTGCTAACTAACTCTTTAAATTCAGTCTTATCTATAATTTTACAATCAATTCTTGTATCTTGTGAAGCAATAAGTGCATCTATCTTAGCTGTATCTTCACATTTAACTGATACTACTGGCACATCAAATTGAAACACCTGAATATCATCATCTACTGGATTTCCATTAAACTGTAATACTGTATATTCAGTTTCTACTTTATTAAATTTTACATATTTAAACATTTTTTTATTCCTTTTGGTAATATTTTACCCATATTGTTTGAAATTAATATTCTTTTATAATATGGAATTGTTGCAGTTCCTACTGCGTGACCAATACTTGATACAACGGAATTTATATCAAGTTGCTTTACTGACTTTTTAAACTTGTATAAGCTATGTTTTCTTACAAACTTAATGCTTCTCCAGGTTCTATATCCTACAAAATTAATACCTTTTTTAATTGGTTCTATAGTCCAGTGTGATAATTCCAGATTTAATTTACTTTTTGCAAACTTCTCACACTCATTTTTAAATAAGACTGCTTCATTTTTTGTTAATCCTATGGCAACAAAATCATCAACATATCTTACATAAGATTTTATTTTTAATGTCCTTTTAACAAATTGGTCAAGTTCATTTAAATAAATCAGAGCATAAAGTTGAGATAATAGATTTCCAATAGGTATTCCTTTTGGTGTATCCATCTTTGCGAACCTAACCATAATATCTACAAAACGTTTATCTTTAATTTTCTTTTCAAACAGCTTTCTTAAAATATCTCTATCTATTCTATAGAAAAACTTCTTAATGTCAAGTTTAGCATAATATAAGTCTCCACTATATTTTTTCATTTCGGACTGAGTATATTTACTAGCCTTATGTGTTCCACTATTTTTTCTACAAGCAAAACTTGTATCAATAAAAGATTGATTAAATATATTATAGATTGTTCTATATATAGAATGCTGTATAATTATATCTCTAAAGTTTGGAGCATATATAGTTCTTTCTTTAGGTTCATAAATAGTAAATTTATTATATTCTGAAATTTCGTAAGTGCCTTGTTGTAATTCTTGGTAAAGCAAGTCAAGGTTACTACCTAAATGCTTTTCAAATTCCATAACTTTAGGCTTATTTCTTTTGCCTTTTCTAGCATCAAGATAAGCATAGTAGATATTGTCTCTACTGAATGCTATCTCATATATATTCCCAATTAATTTAGAAGTTCTAAGATTTTCAACTCCAAATTTAACATTTTTCATTACTCAAATTATCCCCTCTGGTATGATTTCGCTTATCGCAGGAACTTGCCTCCCTATTATTCCAGTAGCTTCATCGAAGTATCAGGATGGAATAAAAGTCGAGCGCCCACATTGTTGTTGTTATTCGCACGAGAATTGTTAGCATTAACCTGGAAAACTCCAGCATCGGTACTATTGTTCCAATTCCCACCAAGGATAGGCACTTTAAGGCAATGCCCCAGAGAAGATTACTTAAATTTATCTTCGTTTTTTAGTTGATTAATCCAACCACCTATTAATTTACCAACTTCATCTATCATTTTAGATATAGATAAATATCTATCATTTGCTGTTTTACTCACTTTTTTACCATCTTTAAAATGAAAATAATCTAATTCATTAGCTAAATATATCTTCATTCTAAGCTGTTCGTGCTTGACATCCAAATTTGTTAAAGTTGTCTTCTTGTAATACTTTTTCTGACCTTCTGTTATTAAATCAAATAATTCATAAGCAGTTACTCTTATAGACTGTGATAATCCATATTTTTCGTGGTTAGGAAAATGATTTAAATAAATATTTAAAAGCTTTAGTAACTCTATATATTTTCTATATAAAGTTACTTCGGCTTGATTAGTAGCCATTCGCTATCACTTAGGCTACATATCTACATAGGCGAACACCCACAGTATTGCTGTTATTCGCACGAGAAGTGCAAGCATAAACCCGGAAAACCCCAGCATCGCCACTATTGCTCCACTTCCCACCAAGGATAGGTAGCATATTAGCATTATCATTTACATACCAATAATCTAAACCAAATTCGGTAGTACCATCGCCATCTGTTCCAGTTGCTAATGGAAAACCTAAAGAAGTTCTAATGTAGCCATCTCCAGAAGCAGAACTATCAAATACTTGATTAGTGCCTTCTCCTATACGATTACCACTAGCATTTGCTTTAATATCTGCTATATTGATTGTGTCGTACCCTGCATCACTTGATAAATCACCTGCCACTAAATCTTTTAGCCTTTGGGATGGTTGTAAAACAAGAACACTATCAGCTATAGCTGAATTTAGATTAGTTAAACCACTTACTACTTCATGCATATTACCAGATAAATCTATAACACCACATTCTTGACCATTATGAGATGTTTTAGCTAAGTTACTTGCACTACCTGCTAATGCTTGATTACTATATCCCGAACTTGTAAAAGTAACACTTGTGTCATCAACATCAGCTAAAGCATTATTATTACAACCTTTAGGTAAATAAGGTGCTACATCTTTGTAAGCACAATATGTAGTAGAACTTGAAGCCTGACTATGAGCTAATGCCATTCTTGCCAACATACTATATATAAATATAGAAGTTACAGCATAATCAGCACCTCTTGATTTACAAGCAACAAATAGATTATCATAATTAGCAGTAGAAACACCTGTAATTTTATCAATACCATTATAATCTGTATCAGCAGCTGTTGACACAGGTCTTTGATTTTGTAATGATACCAATATTCCATCTACTCCATTAACACCTTTAGAGTTACTATTAGTAAATTTATCTACAAATACCCCATCTTGTTCTATTCCACCATCCATAAATGCTCTTTCTATTACATATCCTGTAACAGGAGCACCTTTATAATCTATTCTATTTTTAGTTGTTCCATCATCATATATTTTATAATACGATTTAGGTATCCATACCATTATAGAACCCGTAAGTGGATGAATATAGTTACCATAATTTGGACTTGTTTTGTCATTTGTACCATCCATTTCTGCCATATCCGATGGAATACTTGGACAAATACCTACTCCAAACCCTTGAGTTCCACAGTCATTATAAGTTACAGCTTCAATTGTTACATTTACTGTTGTTGTATCACCTTGTGCTTCTTCATTATCTACAGCATATACATTATAAGAAAAACTTCCACCTTGTGTTACATCTCCTGTAACTTCAAATCTTATAGTGTTAGAATTTACAGTTGAAGTTGTAACAGTTACACCACTTTCGTTTGATATATTATTGACTTCATATCTGCTTATTGTACCATCTGCATCTGTAGAACCTGAAAAAGTAACATCAGTAGTTCCTATTGATATTTCAGTAGTAGGTTGTGATGGTGCTGTAGGTACTTGATTATCTCTATAAGTAAATGTATGAGAAGCACTAACACTTTCATTACCTGCATTATCTATAGCTATTACACTAATATCTAATGTTGTACCATCAGTTTTATCTGTAGAGTAAGTGTGAGTAGCTGTAGCTGTATCATTATTTGCTGTTACAACTTCAATAGCACTACCATCATTCCAATCAACTTTAAAGCTTGATATGCTACCACCAACTAACAAAGATGAAGCACTTAAATTAATACTTACATTTCTTGTACCATTTGGTATAGTGCTTGAGCCTGTTACTGTGGGCAATGTTACTACATTAGTATTACTACCAACATTTTCAAGTTTATCATCAATATCTGTCTTAGTATAAGTATCAACTTTATCTGCCTTGCTTGCAATATCTATTTTTATTCCAGTGTCATCGTATACTGTATCTGTAAATACTGCTCCTACTGGAACATCTGTTTTAACTTTATTATTAATTTCTATCTTAGTATATACATCAGCAATATTAGCTTTATTAGCCTCTAGTCCTTCGTCCACTAATCTTTGTTTCTTAAATTCTCCTCCGACTTTCTGTCCGAGAAGTTCCATTGTGCTACTCATACAATCTCCTTGTATTTTTATTTATTCTGTCATCTTTGACAACTCTGATTATTTTATCAATCAGCTCACAAATAGTTTATCCGACATTTCGGTCGAGTATCCAGTTTGCTAGTGCTTAATTATAATGCACTTGCGAAAGCACTATTAAAATCAGAAATAGCACCAATGTCGCTAGAGTTTACTTTTGTGGCAATTTCGGTATCTAGTTTATCTACCAATGTTACGAAATTTTGCTGAATTGGCTTATTCCAGTCAGTTGAATCCCTACCTACTAAATCTAAGTTCTTATATCTAATTATTGTATTGCTGGGTATTTGAATGCCACCAGCCGTAGCATTTAAACTATATGTCATTTAAGTTATCCTTGTGTATGAATTATGAAAAATAAACAGAAAAATCTGTTTATTTTTATATTGTCCTAGCCAACAGCAAGAAATAATCTAATATTGACCAGGAAAGCATTAAATCTTATTGGCAAGCTAAAGACTATGCTCCAGCTCCACCAGAACCTGCAGCTCCTTGGCTTGCTCCAGTTTGATCTGCATTCAAGAACATATAAAATACTTTACATTCTTTTCCGTCAAATTCACCAGCAGTTACAACATCTAGTTTAATTGTAGTGCCAGAGATACTAGCAACATTAACAGATAGTGCTTCAGAGTCATTATCGCCACCATAAACGATAACTTCGCCCATTACTACACCATCAGGCATAGGAGCATAAGTAACTGAAATCTCATCACCAGAAATAGTATTAGTACCAGTTAGTACTTCTAATTTACATCTTGGAATCCATTTATCTGCATAAGCTTGAGCATCTAATTGAGCTTTCTTGATTGAACCGACTGTTTGATCGTCACCTTCTATAATATCCACTCTGCCAACAATTGCTGTTTCTTCAGTAGTTGCTCTTAATTCTTCAGCATCTACATCAGCAATTCTGTCAGAAATTTCTTGAATAACTTTAGCATCAATAATACCTTCAGAAGTCATAGATCTAGTTTTTTCAACCAGCACAGCTTCCTTGATTGAGCCAACTGTTTGATCGTCGCCTTCAATTATAGTAATTCTAGTATTATGCCCATCTTCTACAGATAATGCTCTTGTAGTCTCTACTTTAACTTTAGAATCAACTGAACCAGCAGTCTGATTGTCAGCATTTAATGTAGCAATAGCTCCAGTATTTGCTGTTTCGACAGTTGTAGCCCTATTGATTTCATTAGTTAATGCTGTGTTTATTGCAGAATCATTTGAAGTAATAGTACTGTTTAATGTAGCAACTTCAGTAGTAACTCTATTATCTACAACTAAATCGGCAGCAATATAAGCAGCAGTCATAGCAGTATCAGCAGATTTATAGTCAGCATCTAGCTGAGAGATAGCATTAGCATTTACAACTTCAGCCGCTCCAGCTCTAGTAGCTTCAGTAGTAAGCAAACCTTCAACTCTAGTGATTTCAGTTCCTCTAGTAGTAGCTTCAGTAATAATTGCAGAATTATTAGCAGACTCAGCAGCCAATGCTCTGTTTTTCTCAGCAGTAACTAAACCAGTTAACTCAGCGAAATCAGCGATTTTAAGGAATGATTTATTACTGAAAGTTGACGGAACATAATCTCCACCTTGATCTGGTAATACAACATATACATCTTTTTCAGCAGATACATAGTAAGCTTGTCCAGCAACCAAATCAGCTTCAACTAAATTATCAATTCCAGCTAAATCAGCTACAGAACCTTTCCAAGAAACACCACCAACTAATGTACCTTCAACAGCTGCCATTCTATCAGATAATGTAGTATCATCAGATAATCTAGTAGCAGCTTCAGCAGCCAATGCATCAGTAATAGTTGTATTGTTTGTAGCAACAACTCCTGACAATGTAGAAATATCAGTATCTACTCTAGTAATTTCATTACTTCTTGTGGTTACTTCATTAGTGATAGCAGTAGTATTTGCAGCCTCAATACCTTCAGCTCTAGTTTTTTCAGCAAGCACGGCAGCATCAGCATAGGCTTCAACAGCAGTATCAGCAGCGATTCTGTCTAATTTTTCTTGGTCGCCTTTAGCTTCAATTCTTGCTTCTTCAGCAACAGATCTAGTTTTCTCACCTAGTACTGCATAAGCAACTGAACCAGATACAGTATCAGCACTTTCTAATGTGTCTAATCTGCCTTTGTGACCAGCCTCAATACCTTCAGCTCTAGTTTTTTCAGCAGCAATATCAGTATTGATTTTTGAAGTCAAGTTAGCAACATCATTTTGTCTGCTAGTAGTCTCTGTTGCGATGTCGTTAGCATTAACTAACTCGGTAGCTTTTGCTCTAGTTTCTTCAACTAAAATAGCAGCATCTCTGTCTGTAACTTCATCAGTTATAGCTTGAACTCTGTTGGCTATTTCAGCATTTAAATTAGTTTCTATCTTCCCTAATGTATCATTAGCGGCAGTAACATCACCTTTCAAATCTGTAATAGCTTGTGAAGAATCTCCAGTCGTATTAGCAAGATCTGTCGCTAATTTTTTACCCATTTCTGCAGATAAAGGCATACCTGTTCCACCAGTAGTAACATCATTTACAATATCAGTAAACTGAACTTTATCTTTAAGCGTTGGTATCGCTCTATTTCCATAATTTCTTATTTTATTAATTCCCATAATTAATCCTTGTTTGTTTTATTGAGCTGAGCATATCAAGGGGCAATAGTCGCTCTACCTCTATTGCCCGGAAGCTAGTTACAATACTGTTTTAATTGAAGATAATTTGTTTTTTATTTCAAGTATCTCTAATTCCAGTTCGTTTATCTTGCTTATTACATTTACAGGAGTTGGACTTACTCCCAAATGAGATGCTCTATCATCTTTTAAGATAGCAAACGAATCCCTAGTTGAGACAAATTGTTCAGGAATTATTTTTTCTACCATATTTCTTTTTTTTATTTTTCTTCTTTCATTCATTACTCTGCTCCTATTATATATTTTATTTCACACTGTCTTCCAGTGAGAACCTCGTCTGGCAAAAATTCTACCCTTGTTAAGACCATATTGAACTTACCGTCAAGCGACAAATCTTCTCCATTAACTCCATATATCACCAATGATATAATTTCACCTTTTGGAAGGTACGTTAATTTGACAAAATTAACTACTCCGTCATTGTATACTGTCTTATTGTCAACTATCACCCTAGTAGTATCATTGGTTCTATGCGTACTATTGTTAATGCTTCTAGTTGATGTTCTGTATATCATTGTTGCACCTGGCTTTCGTCAGCAGCTATAGTAAAATCAACACCGTCAATAATAAATTTATCTCCATTTGACAGAAATATTTTTGTGTTCAAAAATACAGTCTCTTTTGGCTCCAGTGTCATTTCCATTAACTGACTTCTCTCAATGCCCTGATAATCTTGTATATATGCAGTTGCTACTGCTTGTTCTGTTGATTTATTGAACATACTGATACCTACTATGGCTATTGCTGTTGTCTCTGATGTTGATATATCGCCTGTGAAAGTTTTAATCATATCACTTTACCCCATTATTATTGTTTTTGCTAAAGCTATAGAAGATGCTTCTTCTCTAGTTGTATAATTTTTTTCTATGTTTGTAATTCTTCCATTTGCCTCAGAAGCCAAATCTACAATGTCATTTGTTGACCTAACGACAATTAGTGTATCAGTTAAACCATCATCTATGCTACCGGATAAAGCATCATCGGTTTCAGGCAGAATTGCATCCTTGCCTGCCATTATTGCTGCTCTTATTTTTAATGTCTCTTCTCTGCTCATTGTAACGGTTTGATTTGCCATATATTATCCCTGTGCATTTGTAACTGTATCATGAACCAACACTACGCCTTCAGCTATTGTTGATATTCTACCAGTTGATATTTCAATCATTTTGCAATCCCATATTCCTTTATTAAATATTAATGAATTTGTGATGTCCGGAGGAATTGATAGAACCAATATACCACTGTCAGCTAATAGTTCAATATCTATGTACGGAGTAATGTCTAATAATATCCTAATATCACCTTTGGCATTAACAATGTTAGAAGCAACAGCATATCCTGACAGATTTAAAGCTGTCCCGTCATTGTCCATCATATATAATGTGTGCTCATAAGTATCACCTCTTCTTATGTCTAATGGTTCATTCATCAATATCATATAATCGCCTCTTCTATGTATCAGCTATTAGCAGCATTGAATTCTGTCTCAAAATCTGAGTAGCTTCCTATCGGGTTCGCAGCTTCTGCGACCAGAGGTATTCCTCCAGCAGTAGCTCCATCGTGAACTACCACTACATTTTTAGTTGTATCTATTGTTATCTCGCCCACTACTCCTGTAAAGTTAGTATGTTCGTCCGTAGTTCCTCTTCTGAACTGAATTTGTTTTGCCATATTTTATATCCTTTCTTTGTGTTTAAACATCAACAGATAACTTACCTGAATCCGTTTTGTTGCTTAGAACCTATTTTGTTCTATTTTTTTAACCCATAATCACGAAGGGTTAACTCAGCGCCTGTATTGTCCAAAATTAACCGGATTTTAAGTTTACAGACTTTTTAGGTCTACTGTATTTCTTAGATAGTTCCACAGTCAATAGTACCTGAACTGACAGCAAAGTCCGTTCTCTCCTCTTCTATTACATATTTTTCTATAGCAAATGCTGAAGCATTAACTATTAACATGCCAAAGTCCTCAGCGGTAGTATTATCATTGCTAACGTATTCTCCATTATGATAACTCGTACTTTTCATATTGTAAATAATCTCTACTTCGCTCTTGAGCGCCTTGGCTTGGTCTTTATAGTCTCTAGCCAAGTCCACGTTGGTGCTAGTTACAGTGCTATCTAGTTCGGTTTGTATCCTATTTACTGCCGTAGTTACCACATCCCGAGCAGTCGCATTAGCGTTAGCAGTAGAAGTTGCTTTACTAATACTTGCACTAGTCTCGCTATTCTGTGCATTCACTTCTGACTGGTGGGCGTTATTTTCACTTGTTAGAGCACTTGATGCACTTGCGTTAGCCTCTAGCGCCTTGGTTGTAGCTATTACGGCATTATCAGCAGCAGCATATATCTCCACTCTGTTATTGTATACCTCATTAATAGCGATAGTGTCAGCAGCGACTACGGATACCTCGTTAGCTATACCTGCTACGGTAAGTATTGAACTTGTTATTCCGCTCACAGCAATAACATTAGATATGTTATTACCTACAGCATCGACATTATCTATTGAGCTAGCTATTATGTCTACACTACCTACTGACTGATGTACTCTATCTAGGTTATCTATACTGTCGTAGACTCTATTTAGGTTGCCTAGACTATCGTATATTCTATATATATTATCTATTGCGTTAGCCAGTCTATCTACATTTACTATGCTTTCTCCAACAGTATTTACATTATCTATATCAGCAGCTACTATCTCTATTTCAGATATAACTTCATTTAAATCATTAGCTACTGTAGTAACCTCACTAACTGACTCTAGCAAATCATCAGCTACGACTATAACTTTTGATAAGTTATCTCCAACCTCATTGAAGTTGTGGTTCTCAATTGAGTCTGCAATAGAGTCTATAGCATCATAATGAGAGCTAACTAGTGCTTCTTTCTCTACGACAACACTATGGAGTTCTCTAACCTCTGCAGTATTACTACTTACTTCCGCAGCATTGTTGTCCATTGCTTCTTTCATATAGACAGTATGTCCATACATACCATCTTCTGCAGTAAGGGTTTCAGAAGGAAGTCCTCCTCCTGGTCTACTACCGTGTATTCTTCTAACTATATCACCAAAATCCATTGCCATTATATATCCTTACATTCATCCCAAGTATGGGTACTTGGATCAGAGTTAATTTCTTCATTATTCTTGCATTCAACACTATTCACAAGCCAATCATCAATCAACTCTACCAAGTTTCCTGCTTTCGTTGTGTTTCTTGATGCTATTTTACCAGTAGATTGATATACTATAAAATCATCAAATAGCTGATATGCTTGTCTGCTCATAGTGGCAGTATTTCCAGTGGATAATGCATATCTAACTTCTCTGATGAAATCAGGATCAAATATGACCTTATGTCCATCCATTTTCGTAACCATTGTATATATACTACTTCCTTGGACATATCCTCTAGCAAAGTCTTGACTTCCGCTCTTAATTGGTTCTGTTACAAATGTAGATGCTATCTTCATTATATGAATCCTTTTGCGGTTATGCTAGGGGCTATATAGGTGTCACAATTGGTTAATCCGCTAGTAGTTATTCTTTTACATGAAGCTTCAAATCTCTGGTAATGAGTATTATTTTCTGCTTCCACGTTGCCATTTACTGCTCCATGTGCTCTGTATCCAATATAGTGAAGTAGCGCCTCTAACATTGTCAGTGGAACTTCTACCTCATCATCTATATGAGAACATAGTTCTGGTTCAGCAACAAACGAAACACCTATTCTTTCACCATCAACTGGAACTGGTATTTGTACCGTATTATATGATGGTGTCATTACTGATATTCCGCCATCATTTACAGTGTTAATTACTATTTCTTCACCTGACTGGTCGTAAGCTGATAGTATGTATAGTAGTCTTTTCCTACCCATATCTACTGAAGAATCTTTACTATTCATCATATATCTAGTCTTACCAGACTTCATAGTTACAATTGCTTCGTGAGTAGTTATAGTAAATCTCTTATACAACTCTATTACAGCTAAGTTGATATAGTTAATAATGGTAGTATCAGAAAATGCTTCTTCTGATAGGTTACTCAGTTCACCAGACCTAGCTTGTGCAATAACTTGTCGTACATCCATAGACTTACCCTCATGTTTTTATTTATCTCAGTATACAATATTCAGCCTTAATGTAGTCTTATTAAAATATAGTGGAACCTCTAGTTGTGTCCGAATCATCATCTATCGACCCCCATATTGGATCATTCGTACTAGCAAAATTATCTTCATCCTTATTGCTTCCGCCTACAGATGGATAGCTTACATTCATTGCTGTTATCATACTTATCACATCTATCGCATCATCGTGCTTACTTGTAATGTCAGACCAAGTCACATATTTAAGCTCCTCCAGTAGTTCTTCCATATATGGAGTATCTTTTAATTCTTCTGCGAAGAATATTTTGTGGTTCTGGAATAATGAATGAGTTCTCATAAATTGACTATGTTTGTCTCCTCCAGCTCTTCTTCTGTTAATCCCTTCCTTGTCTGGTCTCTCTCCTATTTGACTGGCAAAAGTGAAGAATATATTTTTTTCAACCTGAAGTTTTCTAAGTGAGTGTATTGATTGTTGCTGCTGTCCATCTGTTTCAACTCCAACCGTTATATGAGCACCCTTTTTTCCCCATTGTTGAACCATCCCTATCGTCTTCTCGAATTGTTCATCTATAGTCATCTTCTTAACTACTAAATCCATAAGAAACCAATCCTCATTATTACCTACTGCCCATACTGCTATACAACTGAAGTCTCCATTCAATTCATTACTCGCTGTATAATCCGTAGTAAAGTAAATATTGTAGTAGCCTATATTCTTCATCATTGCCTGTCTACTGAACCATTGTAGACTGTCTTCTTTGATTAATCGTTCTTCTTCATTTGCAATTCTCAAATAATGCTCCTGTGTTAATTTTCTCATTTTGTAACTGTCACCATTATTCTGAGCCTTTTTTGCATTAGTGTATTCTTTTTTACATTTTTTATATGTATGTCTATCTATCCACACACTTTCAAATTCATCTTCCTTTAGTCCAGCCACTGGCATTGTAGCAGCTCTAGGAAACACTACTGGTAACATTAGTCCTTCCTCTACCCTCTTATACACAGGGTCTACTTTATTATATGGAGTACCTATAATTACCATAAAATATCCACTACCACTTAAACCACCTCGTATATCTGCTTCGATTGTAGATTCAATTGAATCCATTATTATCTTACTCGATGCATCTACTTCGTTGGCGACCATATCGTCTCCAAATACAAATTGAGGCCTAGTTAATCCGTGCGAAGCCCCTCTTGAACTCGTACTAGCTCCAAGTCCATCTACCCTAAATGTTCTTTTCATTCTACCTGGTACCTGACTTGGTCTTAATCCTTGTTTTACGACATATTCGTCATATAATGCTCGTTCACGCTTACTTCTGGGGGGTCTAATAAATGTAGCCTCTTCTTGTGTTATATGAACTTCTTCAAATCTGCTTCGCAAGTACGGTGACTCATTATATAAACTATTTATCCTCCCCATCATTTTTTTCACACCATTTCTCATCGAATCACTAACATATAATCCATAATTTATTTTACCAAAGTGTTCCAATTCGCCTCTATCTGCCATAAACAATATCAAATATGTCATAATTAAACTTTTTCCAAACTCCCTTGAGCACAGAACTACAGTCTCTCCTACCAATCCATCAAAATCAATTCCTCTAGCCATAAAGAATGGAACTACATTTGGACTTTGAAATATACAATCAACAAGGAAATAATGTGGCTTTGGATTACTATTCTCTGGCTCTTCTCCTAGAACCAACCTTATGAACATAATAAACTCTATTGCATTGATACTAGGCACATACCAGTCTAGTGTTAAATCCACATAGTCTAATAGCTTATCTACAGTTACTACTCCATCTTTGAATGCTTCAAATACTATACCATCTTCACTTACAGGATATTTTCTATGGACATCAGCACCGTCTGGATATATCGCTCTAACATCTGCTGGTAATTTACTAGCTTCTATCATTACTCGTATTCCCCCTCTATAACATCATCATCACTAACCTCTGTAACTGTTAAATTTAATCTCTGTATGTCAGAAATATTTCCACCTCTAGATATTAATTCCTGTTGTTGTTTTGCAATCTGAGCTAATGTATTGAATGTACGATCATCTTGTTCTCTAGCACTATCCGTTTTACCAATCTTCAACTCTATCTCTTGAGTTTCTTTGCTTACAGTTCTTTCGAGTATTTCTTTAGCGCACAAATATATAACCATTGGACTAACTTTGCCTCCAGTAGGCGAGTTACCCATCATCATATTACTAAGTATACTCATTGCTTTATGCCCATGTGCGGAGTATTGCAAACCGAATGGCATAATCATTTGTTTATCTATTTCAACTACCAGTACAGTCTTATTGTACATACTGGCGAAGTTATCAATAGTTAACCCCCTCTCCATTCGCTCATTAGCTTTCTTAGGGAACACTATGCTCCAAGCTTTACCAATACCCATAAATCGTTTTAAGTTACAGAACTTTACAGCATTAATTAAGTCATTTAATCCTACGCCTTGCCTGTTCCCAATTAAGTGCATATAGCTCATTAAGTCTTCTTCTAATAAATTTTGAGGAAGGTCTGTTGAATCTTCCATCTCTCTAATCTTCTGTAGTATTTCTTCTGTTACTTGAGTAGCAACTCCCTTAGGTAGGAATTTCTTTAGTTTTTCTGCAGTGATACCTTGTGGCTCTGAGGGAACCAACCTGAAGTCGTCATCACTTTTCCTATCAATGTCTTTTATCGCTGCTTTAGCTAGCTTCTTAGCTTTGACATCTGCAATTGGTTCTTTACCTTTGCCATTGTCAGTGTCTCTTAATTTATCATCAATCATTACGATATTCCTTGCTTTATTATTTATTAAGCAAAGTATACCATAATTATTGTAAATTTTTATGAAGTCATTGAATTGTAGTTATTGATTTTTGTACTTTTTCATCATTCTGACTAGAATCTCCAATTGTAACTAGCCATTAAATCTTTGTTTCCATTAATGCTAATATTTGCATTACTATTTTTTCCTTTGTATCCTAGTGAATAATTAGCCCCATGTTCTCCTCTTCTGCCTCGCACTGATGCTACGACATCTCCTCCCATACTTATTGGAAACTTGTACTTCATTCCTCCAGATAGTTCCTGAGCAGGAGGAACACCACGATTAGCTAGTCCGTCAGAGGGAGTCCATCTACTATTCATTACATCAAAGCCAAAACCATCCCCTCTTCTATTGTATCCGACATTAACTCTTTTGTTTGTTCCATTTCTATTCTGAACATTTTCTCCTGTCATATCGAAATCATTACCATGATACCCAGCAAACAATGATGTATTCCCCGTCGTATCCAGACCATTATCAGTAATGAAATCTTGAGCAACCCCTCCACTGTATGGTCCTTCCCTATATGAAACCCTTGCATTTCCACCACCATGAAGGTTACTAGACACCGCAGTACGTACTCCGTTGACATTGTTCTCTGTTCTAATATATCCACGATCTTGTAGCATACCTTTAAGTTCCATCATACTTTTAGCTCTTTGCATATCTGGTACATCTTCCGTCCCAACTGAAAGCCTATTATGTCTATCTGAACCAACACTTACTCCCAGTTCATCTTTTCTTCTATAGCCGTGAAATATAGGTTCATCTCTCAATGGAGCAAACCCAGTGCTCTCTGCTACGAACCTTCTTGTATTCTGCATATGTTATCCTTTTTGCTTTAATTATATCATACTGTTATTTAATTTGTTTGTCTTTCTCTGTATTCAGCAATCATTTGTTCGTATACATACATTATCTGATCACTTTTGGCTATCTTTCGCATATGTCTATCAGTGATATGCATAAGGCTGAATATCTCAGCCAATGTTTTATCGCCATCTTCTTCTGCATCCTCATATTCTTCTGACACTCTCTTTTCTTCTTCTGCACATATGCTCGCTAGGAATCTTGGACTATTTGACATTTTGCCTCCGTCTCCATATTCAACTTTGTCTCCAAGTTGAAGAGTTTTAAACCACTGCGGTCTAATTCTAAGTATGGTTTTCAATCTCTTTATATAGTCAGGACTTAGCTTTGGATATATGCTTACAAGTCTTTTTGCAGTATCTTTTGTATTTGCTAAGTATACAACTGCCTCGCATGCAATTTCCACCCTCCCAGCACTTTTATTACTCAATTGCAAATCCAATACTATTGCTGGGATATTTTCTTCAGTTATCGTTTCAGGCAATTTAATAACCTTTAGCTTTATCCCTAGAAGGTTACAGGCTCTTTGTCTATGAACTCCATCTACTATTACCCATCTTCCTCTTTTATTCTTCCATAGTATAGCTGGAGATAGCTGACCTAGCTCCTTTATTCTCTCTGCTAATTGTGTTACATCATATTGAACCGTTTTCTTTGTATAAGGATGAACTTGATAATTATTTACATTTGCCATATCCTATCCCTCCAATTCTTGCTTACTATATTTCTTAATCATCACTCTAATCGTTGCACTAAGAGAACCGTATCCCTTTTCCTTTGCTATCTCTAGCAATACATCCTTTAACTCTTTATCTATTGATAAGCTTATTCTATTCATTTTAATTCCTTTTTGTTGTTTTATAATTAGAATTATACTACCAATAAGCTTAAAATATGCTTAATCGATGTAAGTTTGATGTAGTCAAATCGGGATCCACCGGTGTATTTTCGGTTATATATAGATAGTGAAAAGTCGCACCAAGCCCATCAAATGGACCTTTTGCTTCTACAGAGGGGGTCATTTACCCCCTCGCATTATTATATGGGCAAAACAGAATTGGGTCAAAATAATATTTGATGGGAGGGTAAGTTGCCCCTCATCAGATATATTTGTTGGAGCAGAATAATAAATTCAAAGCACAAAAGGGGGCTATATATATACTATAGCCCCCTTTTGAACCTAAAAGGAAACTTAAATTTGCTCACAAAGCCCATCAAATGGGCATTCCTTCATGCGAAAAACATGCAATCTACATGTTTTTTTTGCAGAATTATAAATTTTACATGTAATTTACCGTATACACGAAAACATGTAATAGTATATATATTACATGTTTTTTTATATGAACCAACACAGACACATATGCTGTCAATCATTACTTAAAATATCTTCTCTCGCCACCGCCTTCCCATTTATGGTGGCAGCAACTTTACTAAACCATCCAGCGGCCGCCAGGCAAGCTGGATATGTTAAACAATCGCCTATATTCGTTGCTGACAGAATAACATATAGTATTTATTTAATAAATTCATTTTGATTTTGGGGCTCTTGGCTTCGCCTCGCCCCAAAATGGGTCGGCACTGTTTACAGACCCGTTCTATTTAATCAGCACCATACTCTTTATCTTATCAACTAAATATACTTGTCCCTTTCCTGTCACTTTCGTAGTAATCACAGTTGCCACACTTCCATCTGGATTTCTAACAACTCTTTCTATAGTTTCAAAAACATCATTGTCTATATATTTTTGTAGTGGTTGATTCTTTCTAGTACCATTCTTGTGCAAGTATCCGTTCCTTCTTAGTAATGCAAACAATCTATTCTGACCTATCACAAAGCCTTCTTTCGATATTAACTTAGCATATTCGCCTATTAGGATACTATTCTCACTTGAGGATACATTATCTGCAAATAGTGCCTTGGGCTTCATTATTTCGTTGTCATTTTTTAGGATTAAATTTTCTTTTTTGATTGTTTCGATAACCTTTACATTATAAGCTAATAGCTCATCAATGGTCATAGCCTTTGGCTGATTAAGTTCTTTTTCGCACTTAATAAAGTATCTTCTTGTTTCTTTACCTCTATCATTGTTCTCTGTCATCGCTAATTCTTTAGCCATATCTAAAGCAATAATATAATCTTTGAAAGTCTGACGACCGTCTTTTTTGTCAATCGTCAAATAATCTTCATCCCTCACAAAGCCATATCTCTCAATTGCTCTTTTTATCCAGTGACTAAAATCTGTTTTAACTTCCATATGAGAATGCAAATCTCTCGCATTTACCGAATTAACATTTTCCGTACCTATATCACTCTTCATTATTTCTAATAACATAATTTTCTTTCTGACAATATAAATTTTAAGGGGAATAATTTGAAGTGTCAAGTTTCATACTATTCAGTAAACCCTTAACAAATAGTAGCATAGTATAGGTACTTGACAAACCATTGGTTGCTACTATTTATTAAAAGTTCTAATGTATTATATCAGCATTAGCCTGTGTGGTTCTTTAACTTATCGAACAGCTTATCTTCTATCAACTTGTTAATCGATGGATGAAGCACAGCTCTGTCCTCATAATATTGTATATCCAACATTCCGCCGAACCATATGTACTTCTTCATCTCTTCCCACTCTTTGGGAGGATATACCCATTCAGGACATATATCTTCTAGAATCATATCACTATTCATTTCACAACCTGCATATCCACGAACTCTTTCCTAACTCCTATTGAACCAAGAACACCTTTGGGTTTATTATCTCCACCGTTGATGTATGCTTGTGTGTCTGTTGGTTCAATCTTCTGTAGCTTCTTCTTCAATATGTCGTAATTCTCCAATAGCTCGTCCTCGTCGATGTTAATGAAGAATTCTGTATAACCACTAACCCTATTCCATTTCGCACCGTGGGACTTATATGAACCAATATAAATGTTCTGTTTATTATCTGTGTCTTGTCTGTGTGTCTGTGATTGGTTCATTAATATCCGATGATAGTTATTCTTCTCGTAGAATTTGTGCATAACCTTTTCCATCTTCCTGTATCCGTTAACTGTAGAATACCTTTTGATAGTTGCTTCGGGTACAAATCTAAACTGATCGTACATCGACATCAGTACTTCGCTGAACCTTTCCTTCACCCTTCTATCAGTAATACCTATCTTATATGCCAGAAATTCTTCGTGCAGTAATTCTCCATCGTCATCTCTAACTTCGGGGAATTTGAATCTCATAACATATACTATAGCCTTGTCTGTGTTGGTTCTATCATTGTTCATAACCACACCATAGTGAAAGTATGGTTAAGTTTAGCTGAATATTGTGTTTTACATTTCGCCTTATAGGGGAAAATATTAATATTTTTTTTTGGGGTTTTGGTATTTGGGAGGATAGGGGAGGGGGGGCTTGTGATATTTATATTTGCATTTCTTGCAAAGGGGAATTTTATAATGGAATTTTTATATTTTCTTGTAAGATGGAGGTATCACACAAATTCACATAAACAGAAAATGACTCCCCCCCCTATGTGAACCGTGAAATAATTAATTAACTTTTTGTACCTACTAGCGTAGGTATCTACTGTTAGCATATTATATTATATGTAAATTAACTTATTACCTGAGGAGGTATATTATGGCAACTAAAAGACCAACACCAGCATCAGTAAATCGAGCCGTTCAAGTAAGAAGCAACATTGGCGATACATTCGTCAACATTACGGAAATTGCAGCTATCATTACTGAGGATGCAAAGCCCTTAGTAAAGAAAGGTATATTGTTCGCTGACAAAGCAATGGATATGTCTATCGTGATTATGGATGCCGTTGGGAAGGGTGTTAAAGACTCTTTTCAATAGTAAGTTAGGTACCTACTAGCGTAGGTATCTATTGTTGGCATACTATATAGTGTGTGAACCTAATTAATATCTAAAGGATAAATAATGTCTACTACTACTAAAACTTTCGTACTGTGCTCTTCTGCAAATACTACTAACCCATATGTTAACTATAAAGGTGATAAACCTAAGGTTAATAGTGTATTGAACTTAAAGTTTGATAATAAACCTTTCGTATCTGAAAAGACTGGAGAAGTATGGGTTAAGTTTATTGGTTCTTATGAAGGTGGAACTGTATGGAAGAATTGTCTTCAAAGTGAAATCTCAACTGTATTCGAAGATGAATATGGTAAATGGATTAAATGTACTGTCATTCCAGAAGGACCTTCTAGTGATGCTAAGGTTGTACCTTTTGCGGTATAGCCCAACTTCTCCCTTCGGGGAGTTTC